GAATTACTCAAGCAAGACCACCAGTTGTAACTACACAGGCGGCACACAATTACAGTTCAGGTGATAGAGTTAAATTCACTGGCATCGTTGGAATGACAGAATTAAATACTGGCGTATTCTACTACGTAAGAGTAGTTAATACAACTTCATTTGAACTTTTTGCAGATGATGGATTTACAGTTCCATTAGATTCAAGTAACTACACAGCATACTCAAGCGGTGGTACAGCAGAATTATTTGGTGGATTTAGAGATTCATATCAGTCTGGTAAATTTATACAGGTAGAAAATTTAAGTGACTTACCAAGAGCAGGTGCAAACATTGAATTTGGTCACAGACCAGGAGTATATTACAAACTTGTATCTGTAAATGGACAACTTGGAACACAAACACCTTACAGTGCATTGTTACAAGTTTCACCAAATGTAACGGCGCAGTATGCTCCGGATCATGGTACAAGTCTATCTATAAGAATTAGATATTCACAAAACAGATTAACTGGACACGATTTCTTAGATATTGGTACTGGTAACTTTAGTTCAACTAACTATCCAGGTTCACCAAATCAGAATCCAATACCGGCTAACGAAACTGTTGAAGGCGGCGGTGGTAGAGTATTCTTTACTTCAACTGACCAAGACGGTAACTTTAGAGTTGGTGACTTGTTCAACGTAGAACAGGCAACTGGTATTGCTTCATTGAATGCAGATGCATTTAATATTTCAGGACTACAAGAATTACAGTTGGGAGATCTAGCATTAGGAGGATCTAGTGCTTCAATTAACGAGTTCTCAACTGATGGTACAATGGCGGCTAATTCGGACTCCATTGTTCCAACACAGAGAGCAATTAGAACTTATATCGCTTCACAGATCGGTGGTGGTGCAAGTTCGCTCAATGTTAACTTAATTACTGCTGGATTAGTGGTAATTACGGGTAATACGATAAGTACAAGTAACAACAGTAAAATTACTATTAGCAGTGTTGCAAACTTCACAAAAGGGGTAACAGGTGTGCCAATAGCAATGAATATGTTGATACATAGTTAATAAAAGGAGAAAAAGGACATGGCATCAGGAAGAATAGGTAAAGCAAATCTTTCAGCCGCTACCAATACCACTGTGTATACAACGCCTGCTTCAACTTTCACGGTTGCAACAGTATCGTTTTGTAACAGAGGTAATCAAGCCATTGCAGTAAGATTAGCGGTGGCGGATAGTGCGACTCCAGATGACGCAGAATACGTTGAATATGAGACGGAAATTCTAAGTCACGGGGTTTTAGAAAGAACTGGTTTAGTACTTGCGGCAACGCAAAAATTGGTTGCATATTCAAGTGCGGCTAACGTAAGCGTGGTTGTAACTGGAATAGAAACAAGTACTGCTTAATTTTATGTAATTTAACATAAATAGTATAAACGAAGGAAACAAAAAAATGGGAAGATACATATCAACAACTGGAACTGCTGGAGTATCCACTAAAATAGTGAGTACGACACACCAAGCGGCGGTAAATGAGAGAATCTTAGCAAACAGTTCTTCAGGAACTTTTACAATTACGTTACCTGCGAACGCAAGTTTATTAGTTAATGACACAATTCAGATCATTGACGCAAACTCTAGTTTCGGAACTAATAACGTAACTGTTGCAAGAAATTCATCTTTAATTCAAGGAAGTGCAGACGACTTAACACTTGACTTAAATGGTGCGATTATAACTTTAATTTACACAGGCGCAACTTACGGTTGGGTCGTAGGTGCTGTATAATATTTTTATTATATTACACTTATAAAACTAATTAGGGAAACGGAGACTATGGCAAGTTTAAAATCATTACTCGGTACAAAGCAGGACGCATTCGTATCGGTTGCAGAATCTAATCTAGAGAAAGGTCAGATTTTTGTATATCACGACGGAGCGAACTACTCGCGAATATGGTGCGGATTTTGTTTCCATCCGAATACATCAGGAACAGCGGTAGTAGAGGCGTGGGGACCAGGTGGTTCAGGCGCTGAGATGTGCTGTTGTGGTTTTGGTCTTCCAGGTAACTCAGGTGCCTATGTTAAGAAAACAGTTGTTATGTCGGCAGGCGATTACATTTGTGGTTGTCTAGGTCAGTCATGTGGAAATTCATCAAGTTTATGTTTTAGAGGTTGTTCAGAACCTACTATGTTAAGATTTTGTATAGGTGGCACAGAGACTTGCGTATGTGCAGAAGGTGGTAGAGGTGGAATATCTTTTTGTTCAACCAACAACAGTTTTTATTGTTGCTACAGAGCAAATGGTTTCTGTGTAACAAAAACAGACAACAACCAATGTGGAATTATTTGTAACCAGTGTAACGGGGCATGGGTAGCCTGTGCATATGGTGGAGAGATTAACAAGCCAGGATTAAATTCTTGTGTGTCAGCATTTGGTTGCTATCCTTCATGTATTTGTATGTTTAATCACCACATTCCAACTCCAGCGGGACAAGGTTCCAAAGAGGGAAGAATGATTGTATATACAAATGATGACGGTAACGGTTTCGCTCAATGGTCAGGTCAAGGTCATCACCAACACAGATCAGGATTAGGATCAGGTAGATTCCCAACAGGCGGTATACCTTGGTCATCTTGTTGGGGTTTCAGTGGTGCTTGTGGCTGTTATGAAAACGATGGTTGTGTACCAGTGCTTCCAGTTGGAACTGGTGGTAGAGGACCTAACCCTTGTCCAGGTGTGAGAGATCACGCAATCAGAGGTGGCTTTGGAGCAGTGAGGATTAGATTTATAAGTTAAGGATTAATTATGGCAAGTTTAACAACATTATTACAAACCAAATATGATTTTGCAGTAGGTAACGAAACTAACCTAGAGCAAGGAAGAATTTATCAATACTATCCAGGTAGTATGCGTGGTACAAACTTTAGATGTCACGTGTGTTGGGTAGCACCATCGGCTGGTACAGCAACTATTGAGATATGGGGTGCTGGTGGATCAGGTGCAGAGATGTGTTGTTGCGGATTTGGATTAAACGGAAATCCAGGTGCATACAGTAAAAAAACTTTAACAATGGCACAAGGCTGTTTCATTTGTGGAATAGTTGGTATGTCATGTGGTAACTCAGATGACTTATGTCACAGAGGTACTTCAGAGCCAACACAAATTTGTTGGTTTGCAGGTGGTACAGATGGATGTATGTGTGCCCAAGGTGGTAAGGGTGGTTACACTTATTGCTCAACAGGTAACTCACCATATTGTTGTTTTATAGCAGGCGGATTCTGCGGAACACAAGGTGGAGACCAATACTGCGGAATTATTTGTAACTTTAAAGATTCATCAAGTGAACCAACTTTCTGTGCTCAGGCATATGGCGGTGATACAAACTGCTACGGTGGGTTCAGTTGTTGGTATTTCAGAGGATGTCAACCAAACTGTAACTGTAGAAACGTTCCAGTAATTAAATTCCCTCCAGGAATGATATCTACTTGTGGTGGAGAAGTTCATTACACATTAGATTCTGACAATGGTAGATCTCAATGGTCAGGAATGGGTGGTTGGATGAATGCCTCTCACGGATTTAACCTTGCAACAAGATCACCAACACAGGGTGGTCCTTACACTGCTTGTTGGACAGGTAACAGAAGTTGTGGTTGTTATCAGCACAACGGTTGTATACCTTTCATGCCAGCAGGTATTGGTGGACAAGGTCCAAGACCATGTGATGGCGTAAGAGATCACGCACACAGAGGTGGTTTAGGTTTAATTAGAATTAAATTTGTAAGTAGCACTAACGACTACGATTTAGATAGTGCACCGTAAGGATAAGGAGTAAATATAGTATATGGCTAGTTTAAAAGGATTATTGACTAACAGAAACCCAGCAGAGATGATCGAAGAGAATCTCGAGACTGGTTATATCTACGTTTGGTCTCCAGGAACTAACTACACAAACTTCTGTAATGGTGTATGTTGGAAAGCGCCAGCGGCAGGTACGGCACACATAGAAATATGGGGAGCAGGCGGCTCAGGTGCTAGAATGTGTTGTTGCGGTGACGGATTACCAGGCAACGCAGGTGGATATGCTTACAAAAAAATTACTGTAGAAGCAGACGATACATTAACAGGGTGTACGGGTATGCCATGTTACGCACACTCACTTTGCCACTCAGGTTGTTCAGATCCAACAGGTATTTGTTGGGTAACAGCATCTAACGGAGATGGTTGTATGTGTGCAAGAGGTGGATACGGTGGTAAATCTATGTGTACAACAGGAAGTTCTTTATACTGCTGTTACAGAGCACAAGGTTTCTGTACTGTAAGATGTAACAATGATAACTGTGGATTAGTTTGTAACGTGTGTACAGACGGTAACACAGAATCTTGGCAGGCGTGTGCATACGGTGGAGATATCAACTGTTGCGGACAGTTCGGTTGTGTATCTTTCTTCGGATGTTGCCCACACTGTAAATGTAGATTTCAACAACACGTTCCGATTCCAGCAGGACAATTTGCTGTTAACGGTGCGTTGATAACTTTCCAGAAAGAGTCGGATGGAACTCCGATGTCTAACTGGTCAGGTAACCAAATTTTCCAATACTATGCGGCTTTGAATGCGGCATCCAAATCGCCAAGACAAGGAACTCCAGACTCACACTGTTGGAGATCAGATAGAGCGTGTGGATGTTATGAAATGCAAGGATGTAACAATTATCTACCAGTTGGTGGTGGGGGAATTGGCCCTAACCCATGTCCGGATGTAAGAGATCACGGAATCAGAGGTGGATTCGGAGGAGTAAGAATCAGATTTGTTGCTTCATAATAATTGAAGTTAGATAAATAAAACTGTAAGAGGATATAAAACTATGTTTACAAAAGAATTTGATATAGCAATGCCAAATGAACCATTAAAGAACGACTTTAGTGGTAATGCAAAAATTACTGGAACTTACAAAGGTCCACGTTACATTAAAATCGAGTACAACAATGATACTAAAATTGTTGGTAACTGGATTGACGAAGGTGACACAGAGGCAGAATTTGCAGGTAACCCAGTAGCAGAAGGACATTCATCAACAACTTTAGACGCAGATGTTGATACAAAATGGGTTGCATACATAACAGGTTTTTATACAACAGGTGACGTTGCTGATTACGAAGAAGATTTAGGCACAACAGATGAGAACGGCGACGCAGAGAAATGGACTTTTTACTGGCACGATGGTACAGGTGTAATTGCACAAATTTACGATCAAGGTACAATGAAATTTGAAGATGGTGCAATAGTAGAACCAACAGTAAGAACACACTCAGTTACAGAAGCAGAATTCACAGAGTCAGTAAACGGACATATTGCTAACGCAACAACAGAAGCGGCAAGAGACGTTTACTCAGATGAAGAAAAAACGGCAATCAATGCTTACAAAACTACACTAGAAGGTTTAAGCACGAAGTATTCAGGTAAAGACCACTGGAAGATTCCGTTCCCACAACAACCAGACTACAAGTAATCATTTTTTAAAGTAAGGTTTCGTACACAAAATAAGTACGAATATGCCTTACAAAGATTTAGCAGTACCTAGGGAAGACAAATACTCAGAAGATGATATGAATCATCTGACTTTCATCAATAACAAAATTCCATTCACCGTAAATTTACCAAATCAACCATATGTAGATGATTTCAGTGAAGGCATAACGCACGAATGCTTTTACATAGGAATGAATTACATCAAAGTTAATAGAAGAATCAGTGACGGACTTATATTAGAAGTATTGACTGATGCTCACACAATGAAAGAAATAGAGTCCAGAAAAATTAATCATGACGAAGGTTGTGATAGTTTTGTAATAGATGCAAGAGAACATCCATGGGAAGCGGCATATATCACTGGAAGATATTATCATGAGGACATACCAAATTACGAAGAGGAACTTGGCACCACAGATTTTTGGGGCAAGCCAGAAGTTTGGGACTACCATCACACTCCAGAAACTGGCGTTCTAGCACAAATTTATTATGTAAATTCGATGTATTACAATGATGGTAAATTTAGTAAGCCTAAATTTAGAGAACACATTATTCAAAGAGAAAGTTTTGACGATTTGATACAAGTACACATAAGAGACACAGAACGCGAATTAAAAAGAAATGTTTATAAGCCAGAAGATATAGAATACATAAAAAAATATGGTGAATGGCTTAAAACAGTGCCCGAAACATACAAAAATATTAAGCATTGGAAAATAAAATTTCCTCCTCTGCCTAATTATAAACCTTAATCAGACTTAACACTCCTGGAATAACCCAATCATTAAATAAATTATATGAGCAATTCAAAAAGACCTAAGGCTTTCTTTTTAAATGGTGGAATGGGCAGAATTATATCTGCTATACCTGCCTTAGAAAAATATTACGAAGCAAAAGAAGATCCTGATTTCATAATAGTTATAGAAGGAATATGTAACATTATGAATGGTCATCCTACTTTAGATAATAAAACTTATGATATGTACCATAAAAATTTATTTCATACAAAATTAATTAACATGGATATTGTAAGTCCAGAGCCTTACAGATTAAATGAATATTTTAATCAAAAATGTGACATTGCTCAAGCATTCGATATATTAATTAACAAGAAAGGAATCAGAGAATTACCTGCACCAACTTTAATTTTAAGTAAAGAAGAATTATTAGAAGGAAGAAAAGCAATTGACGAAATCAAAAAGAAAGTAAAAAAAGAAAAATTAGTTATTTTACAACCTTTTGGACGTGCAATTACACAAATAGACAATTCATTTGTAGATAAAAGCAATAGGAGTATAGAATTCAGTAATTTAAAACAAATAATAAAAAAATTACAAGAAAAAGATTGGGCAGTATGCATAATGAGTGAATTCGGAATAGAATTTAAAGATGCAGGATTTAAAGATGAGGTAGCAATTCCTGAAATACCAGACTTACGTAAATGGGCAGGTTTGATAAAATACGCAGATCACTTTCTTGGTTGCGACAGTGTAGGACAACATCTTGCAAAAGCGATGGAAACTCCTGCGAGTGTAGTAATGGGTGCAACGTATCCTATCAATACAACTTATCCTAATGATAAAAATTTTACAATTATTGATATGGGACAGTTCGATAGAGAATATGATCCAATAAGAATAAGTTTTGACGAAAGAATAAGCAGAAAGCACGAGAGAATTATGATGATGACTCCCGAAATAGAAGACTATGTAGTGTCTGCTGTAAACGGAGACCCAATAGAGGAATAATATGAGCGACGATTTAACAAAATACAACAAGACAGGATACATTGCCGCAGTGGCAAGAGGTCATAATGCTGGAGTGTGTTTACTAAAAGACGGAAAAATAGTTTTTTCAATAGAAGAAGAAAGATTATCTAGAAGAAAGTATGACGGTGGACCATATGCTTCTATGTTTGAAATTTTAAAATACACAGACAAGATAGATTATCTAGTAATTGCACATACACAATCATTGAAAGATCCTTCAACAGGAAGAGTAGACTACTCAGGAGATGATGTTTACACAGGTATTGCAAGAAAATTAGGATTAATAGATCCATACATACATAAAATTGAACATCCACAAGTGATTGACTTGTCACATATACATCACAAACTTCATGCGGCGTGTGCCTTTTATAGATCAGGCTTCGACAAGGCAGTTGCAGTAATTGTTGATGGTGCAGGAACATTTATTCCTATAAAAAATAGTGTAGCAGGTGATATGACTGTTTTTGAAGTTGAAAGTATATTCAGTTGTGATTATCCAAATGATATCTATGCATTATACAAACACTACGGAACAGGCACAGCAAGTCCAGGTGGTTACTATCCTAACATGGATTCGGAGAGTATAAGCGAGCCAGGAAAAACTCATGAAGCATTATTCACAGACAAAGCAGGAATAACAAAAACTTATGAAGCAGTAACTCAGTATTGTGGATTTAGTGCCATTGAAGCAGGAAAGACTATGGGATTATTTCCTTACGGAAAACAAAATGATGTTATTCCACCATTATTCCAAAAGGAAGGAAAGTTTGAATTATCAAATAGAAACTTTATTATTCCAACGTATCCAAATGCGGCACAGGTCAACAGTCAAATTTATCCTTTTGTAGATCAAAATCCTGATTCCGAAGACAGCAAAGACTGGACAAGAATGCAAAACAGAAGAGACATGGCTTATGCCGTACAAAAAGAAACACAGAAACAGTGTTTGGATTTAATTTACAAAGCAGTTCAAATGAGCGGATGTAAAAATGTTGTATTTTCAGGAGGTTATGGATTAAATTGTGTTGCAAACTATTATTATCTTGAAAGTTTACAAAAAGACGGAATAAAATTATATGCTGAACCAGTGTCAAACGATGCGGGAACGGCTATGGGTGCGGCTATGTTGTTTTATTACAGCCTAACACAAACAAAAGAAAAGAAAGTAGATGCTCCAACTTTATATTTAGGACCAAAAAGAGAATATACACAGGAACAAATTAGTGAAATATGTCAAAGACCAGGCGTAATTTTAGAAGATTGTGATGATTCTCAAGTGGTCCAACTACTAAAAGATAAAAATATTGTGTCAATTTTCCAAGGGCAAAGTGAAAACGGTCCAAGAGCATTAGGTAATAGAAGTATATTGTTTGATCCTAGATTCAAAGATGGAAAAGATTATGTTAACAGAGTGAAAAAACGTGAATATTTTAGACCTTTTGCTGGAACAATACTTCATGATTATGTACATGATTGGTTTGATCTACGAGGAATGGAAGAAACTCCTCATATGATGTATGCTGTAAATTGTCAACCAGGAATTGAAGAGAAAATTCCTAGCATAATACACGTTGATGGCACTTGCAGAATACAATCTGTGAAGCGTGAACAAAATCCTTTGTATTATGATTTAATCAAAGAGTTCCATAAACAAACAGATTGTCCTATTATTTTCAACACATCATTTAATTTAGGTGGAGAACCATTGGTAGAAACTTTAGAAGATGCAGTAAGAACACTACAACACAGCGAAATTGAATATCTATACTTGCCAGAGTATAAAAAAATAGTAAAGGTTATGAATGGATAGAAAAACAGCAATATTTGTAAATGGGGGAATGGGCAGAAGTATAAGTTCTATACCTGCAATAGAAAAATACGTAGAAGAAAACGCAGATAAAGATCCTATAATTATTTGCGAAGGTGGCACTGATGCTTATAAAGGACATCCTAAACTTCATTACAGAGCATATGACAATTGGCATAAAAATTTATTTCAAGATTTATTAAAAGACAGAGATTTATTGTCTCCAGAGCCTTATAGAATATGGGAATACTACAATCAAAAATGTAGTCTAGGACAGGCATATGATATAGCGATAAATGATAAAGGAATAAGAGACCTTCCAAGGGCAAATTTAAGATTAAGCAAAGAAGAAATGCTACTTGCAAGGAAAATGATTACAGAAGTCAAAGAAAAAACGGGAAAAGATAAAATTGTAGTACTACAACCTTTCGGCAGAGGCGCTCAACCAGAAAAATTAGACGAAAAGAACAAAGAAAAACAACCTGATATTATAGACACAACAGGTAGAAGTATAGAACTTAAAAATGTTTGGAATATTGTAAGGAAATTATCTAAAGATTATGGCGTTATGGTAATGAGCGAATTTCCTTTAGATTTTGGCAAACACATACCTAATAAACCTGTTGCTCTTCCTATGGGAACGCACATTAGAGTTTGGATGGGTATTATACAACAGGCTGATCATTTCGTTGGTTGTGACTCTGTTGGTCAACATATTGCCCATGCATATAATAAATCAGCAACGGTTATCATTGGATCTACGTATCCTATCAATACAAGTTTTCCAGATGACGAAAAATTTGATGTAATTGATCTTGGAAAAGATGAACGTGTGTATAGTCCTATAAGAGTTACTTCAGATGAGTTTTCTGACAGGCTAAATGAGGGTATAATGGCTATGGATGAGGAAACTGAGACTCGTATAGTGAAGTCAGCACAAAGACTTATCAAACACGGTAAAAACAACCGCAAATAACCTATATCTACGTATTCCACAACTCTTATCAATTAGGTAAATACACTATAACAAGGGATTTTCGACTATGTTTGATGTATCAAGATTTTTTGGCAAGGGTGATAAAAATACGCTTCTTTTAAAGAACGGATTGAATTTTTCACACAATGGGCCATATGGAGTTGTAGAGGACGGTCTAGTATTAGACAAGTTCCACGTGAACACGTTTTCATCGGCTGAATACGCAATCCAAGTTGATTATGATACAAATAATAAAGAACTTATTAAAATGCTGGTTACAGCAAGTCCCAACCAGTCAGCATTAACAATATACGCAAGAACTAATTTAGGTAATGATTTAATTACAATAGATAGTACTGTTGATAATTCATTATGTAAAATAACAGTAAGTCCTACGGATAAGTCTCAAACAGAGAAATATTCAGGATCAAAAATAATATTCAGTGCCACTTATTTTGCAACACAAAACGCATTAGTGGGAGGAACGCAGGTAACAAGTTAATATGGCAGTAGTAAAAAGACCTTTTATAAGTGAAAGTGGTTTTAAAAGTACAGGTTTCTCAGTTGATACGGCAGGTAACGTAACTGTCCGTACAATTACAAACACGTATACTCCACCAGTTCCAGCAGTTGTTCCTGATTTTAATGTGAATGAAACTGCAGGTGCATTTACATGGAAACAAGACGGCACAGCAGTCTCAGGAAATAATCCTACAATTACATTTGAAAGAGGTAAAACTTATTCAATTAATTTAAATTTAAATAGTTTAGCATTTAACATTTTTAAAGCAGACACTAATAACAGTGCTATACCAGGTGAATTATACAGCACAGGATTATCACACACAAATATTGTTACTGGTGCAACTTTAACTTCAGGCAGTAGAAATTTTGCACAAACTTGGCAACAGGAAACAACAGGTGCAAACAGAACAGCACAATATTTTGTACCAGATACCACTGGCACAGCATTCGCTACAAAAAAATTACCAGTTGTAATTGCATTACACGAATCAGGTAGTAATAGTACAACAGGTTTAGCGTCAATTAACTATATTACGAATTCAGTATTAATTGCACCTCAAGGTTATTTGAACACATGGAACGTAGGATATCAAGCAAGTAAGGCTGATGATATTGCTTTATTAGATTCAATTATTGCAGATTTAGAAAATTATGACAATGTTGACACAAGAGAAATTACAATAATTGGATTTGGAAATGGTGCACAGTTGGCTTTACAATATTCAGCATACAATCAATCTGCAACAATTAAACATATTATTTGTTACAATGGACTTTTACATTTAGATCAATACAACTCTACCTTAAATAAATTTTACAATTACTCTTTGACTAGTGTAGATAACGATACGTCTACAGAAATTGCATGGACAGAAGTCACACCAATTGGACAAAGAAAAATTTTAATGTTTAATGGTGAACAAGAACTTAACTTTTTGTTTAATGGCGGAACATATTTAAATCAAACTTTGTATGGTGGTATAGATTCGGTTTTTGCTATGGCAAGAGCAAACGTTTACAACGGTGCAAAAATTACATCAGGTGATTTACAACCAAACGGAAGTAAACTTTATGATTATAGTGATGTTAAGATGTATGCATTTCCAACAGTAGCAAATAATTTTTCTGCTGTACAAAATGATCTACGTTCTTTAATTACTACACAAATTACTCCAGGTACATACTTAGATATTCCGACTGCAACAACATTGACTGATGCACAGGCGCAAGGACAACAAACTGGAAATTTAAGTTATACAGTTCCAGTAGATGCACCAGACAGTATGTTTTATGCTGACAGTGACGGAAATCCATTTGGTACTGTAACGGTAACACAACCATCTGTAATTGGTGTTGGTGTATTCAGCAGTATTCTTAACACAGGAAATTTAATTCAAAACGGTGTAAATGCTAATATTGAAATGAAGCCTACAGGAACAGGTTTAATAACAATTAATCCTGAAACTACAGGTATAATAAACAATATGAACGTTAACACTGCACAATTAACAACAACTGGAAGTGTTAACTTAACACCGAATGCAGATGTTACAATTAGTCCTCAAGGCAGTGGAACATTAACAATCAGTCCCCTTGCTACAGGCACACTAGATAACGTTACAGTGGGCGGAACGGTGCCTAAAAATGGAACCTTTTCAAATATAGTTTCGGCCCAAGGAACGTTAAATAGTACTACAATAGGATTAACAACTGCGGCACAGGCGGCATTTACATCGGCTACTGTAACAAGTGGCCCGGCAACGGCTAATAGTTTAACTAGAAAGTCGTATGTAGATAACACTGCAACAGTTTTAAGTATTGCCTTAGGAGCGTAAAAAAAGAATGGCTAAAAGACGAATAAACAATTATAAATTTATACCAGGTATCCCTACAACAGGAAATCTATATCCTAATGCTTGGGCACAAATCAATGCCAACCAAGAATATTTGAAAGATGAAGCAACGGCTTACATTGCTTCTAGAGTTACAACTGACACGGCTTATGATGCTTATCCTAATACGTCAGCAAGAATAGTAAACAACTTAAACTACATTAAGGCGGAAGTTGCAAAATATGTAGAAAATCAGGTTGCAGGAAACGTGGCTCCATTCGCAGGTTACTCAGGATTATCGGCAAACATTAAAGCAGATGTTGAAAAAGTAGTTAACGCCGCTTACAAAGATGCAAGATATGGCGGTAACGAAAGAATGAGGGCACAGGCAAACACATATTTTGTAGACGGTGTATTACAATTAGGTGATCAAGGTAATCCAGAAATTGATTACTTAACATACGCAAGAAACTTAATTCATAGTTACATCTTAACTGGTGCGGCAAATTCAACAATTAACACAGAAGGATTAACACAAAATACTTCAGGTTCTAATGCTGAATCGGCTGGTAGAACTTTAATGCAGAGTAACATGAACGTTATCATTAATGCAATTGATAATGGTATAATTACACTCCCAGCAGAAGTTATTTCTAGTTATCCTTTTGCAGATTACACGTATGACGGTTATCTTTGTGAAAGAGATATGGGTTACAATATTACTGGTATACTGAAAGATTTGAGATATGGTGGTAACGAACAGTCAAGATACAATGCAGGCACATATTGGAACGGCGAAGTATCTGTATTAACAGGAAATAGACAACCAGAAATACAAACGAAAACTGAAATAAGAAACATTATTAATAATTTTATTATTCCTGGAGTTGCACACACTACTAAACAAAGTCCAGTGGTAACACAACAAACAATTTTAGGAAGTGCAGGCGAAGCCGCGGCAACTGGAAGAGTAACAACATTATTTGGAATAATCACAGATGTAATTCAAAATGGATTAGATAATTTACCAACGCAAGTTAACAACGGTATATCAAGTGTTAAAATTCCTGAAAGAGTAGAATTAGCAGAATTACTATTAATTACAAACACAACAGACAACACAGTATTATACACTTTCAATGATGCTACGCAAGGAGCAACTACAAGTTATAAAAGAGAGTATGAAACAGATACTTCTAACACAACAGCATTTGTTGATCCAGATTTTCCAAAAGCGTATCATGGAAATGATGTAATTACAACAATATTTTTAAATGCAGATACATCTGGAGATAATGCAACAGATGAATTACAAATATTTGTAGAAGATGATGAAGTAAGAACACGTCCACATGACTTTGGAACTGATGCAATTGAAAGACTTAGAGTTGCACAACCAGAATCAATGCTTGATGCTGACTTTGAATACGGACTTCAGCCTACGAAGTGGCAAGCCATCGCAACACAAAGAGGTTATCCATCAATTTATGAAGTACCAGGCACAGACTTTGATATAGCAAGTGTAACTTCTGATGCTTCGGCAGGCACACAAGGTATAGGTTCTTCTTTAATTACAGTGACAACTGTAGGACCACACAATTTTGAAGCAGGACAACCTTTTACAATTACAGGATTTAACAATGCGGTTACTGGTGCAAGTAGAGCCGCTGGTTCATTTGTTGTAAACACTATCATAAGTTCTACACAATTTACATATTACGCAAAGGCAAAAGTTGCTTCTGCTAATCCAACAACTATTTCTACAACAAACACACAATTAAGAGAAGGTAATTTTTACACAGGAGCGGCGATAGGATTTCCATCGTTCAGTGTGTCAAGTAATGGTTCTTCAGGATCTTTCCAAACGGCTTTAAATGCTTTAAGTGGTGCAAGTATTTTACCTTACACAGGTACAACACCACCAATTGGTGCTCCGCTGTCTGGAACAGGTATACCAACAGGTACACAGATTACTGGTACAAACGGCGCAGGTGGTTCACTAGCATCTCCTAATGTAACTGGAGACTTTTTATCAGGAGTAACAGAAATTACAGTGGCAGATTCCGCTGGTATCGTGCAAAACTCTGTAATTGATAGAGGTGATGGTTTTGCCGTTGCGATAACAAATATAGCAGGAAATAATTTAACTTTATCTGGACCACTTACACAAAATTTAATTGGTGACATAACAAACTACACAGGTCTCGCAGGAGTTAACTATACACCAGCAGGTCAATTAGCAACATTTGATATATCAAGAGTTGGTGGTAACTACTCTGTTGTTATAGCGGCTTCAGGTGAAAACTATGTAGTAGGTGACGCAATAGTAGTTCCAGGAACAAGTTTAGGTGGTTCTACACCAGCCAATGACGCAACAGTATTAGTACAAAGTGTAGACACAGGCGGTGAAATTTTAACAGCAACAATTTCAGGTTCCGCTTTTACAGGAACAGGTAGCACAACTGGTACATCACCAACATGGCAAGGTGGTGTTGGTCAAGGTGCACAAATTAATGTTACAAAAACTAATCAATCTTACTCAGTTGCATTGAATTCACCAAGTTACACAAATACAGCAGTTGGAACTTTCCCAGGTGCGGTAGGAAACGGTGCATCATTTGATATCACTGCATCAGCAGGATCTTATTCTGCAACTATAAATGGAGCAGGTACAGGTTATATCCAAAATGATGTAATAAGAATTGATGGTTCTGTGTTTGGAGGAACAAGTGCCAACCACGCAAACATTAGAGTTACAAGTGTAGGTGGCAGTGGAGATATTACAGGTATATCAGTATTAGGTTCAGCACCAGCACAAACGGTTGTTTACAATACTGTTGCATTTACAGGTGGTAACGGTACATCTGCGGCATTCAATATTACAAGAACTGGAACAAGTTATTCAGGAGCAATTACAAACATTGGTTCAAATTATCAACAAAATGATGTATTAACTTTCCTTGGAACAAATTTAGGTGGTGCAACAACTGCCAATGACGCACAATTAACAGTTACATCTGTTGATGGCAACGGTGGTATTTTAACATTTAACGTTACAGGTACAGCAGTTGACACGAAAGACTACACAGCAATAGGAAGTGGAGCAAATTTATCAGGTGTTGATGGTACATTTGATATTTCAATTTCTGGCACTTCATATTCAGTTGCAGTAAACAATGCAGGTAACGATTACAGTGTAGGACAAGAATTATTAATTGCAGGAACAACATTAGGTGGAACTTCTCCTGCAAACGACGTAACAGTCACAGTTGCATCAATTACAGGTTCTACTGGTGCAGGTCCAATCAACACAATTACAAGTTCAGGTACAGCGGCACTTGAAGGTACATCAGGTTACAAAGTAGGTGATCAATTCCTAGTAGGTGGTGGTGACTTAGGCGGTGCGGCTACAACAAACGACGCTATTGTAAGTGTTGGTGGTGTAAATGGAACAGGTGGTATTACGTCATTAACTATTGGTGGTACAGGAACAGATGCAAATGTTGACTATACAAGTCCAGCATACACAACATCTGCTTCGGGAGCCGGTGTAGTGTTTGATATAAACAGAACAGGCACGACTTATTCAGCAACATTCAGTGACAACGGTTCTGGATTTATTGCGTCAGAAACAATTGACATAGCGGGTACGGCATTAGGCGGTACATCACCAGCAAATGATTGTCAAATCACTGTTGACACAGTATCAGCAGGCGCAGTTGCAACATTCACAGTAACTGGTACAGCAGTAAACACGGCAGTATACACAAATGTAAACAAAGCAGGAAGAACAGGTACAGGTTTAAGTGTCGACGTTACTTTAGGAGGCGGATCTTACAATGTCGCTTTAAACAATCCAGGTGCAAACTATGGTGTAAACCAAGTATTCAAAATATTAGGAACAGATTTATTTGGAACTTCACCTGCAAATGATTTAGAATTTACAATTACAGCAGTAAACAATTTAACAGGTGGTGTGGTAACAACAATAGGCAGTGTCACAGGAACAGCAAATACAGGTACTGGTAATTCATTGGGAGTTAGCGGAACAAATAGAACACCACAAGGTGTTGGCGCCCAGTTTAGTATCACAAGATCAAATCAAACTGACTCATCAACTGATTACACAGATGTACAAATAACAAGTTTAGGTTCAAATTATCAAGTAGGTGACAAACTTGTAATAGCAGGATCAAGTTTGGGTGGACAAACTCCTGCAAATGATGTAACAGTAAGAATTCAAAGTGTCAATACAACAGGTGGAGTACTAGCACAAACACATTCAGGTACAGCAGTAGGTGGTACAGGTTTGAGTGTTTATGGTTCCCTTTCAATTTCAGAAACAATTTCACAAAATATTCCACAGAACGCAACAATATCTTACAGTGCGTTAGCAACTATGCAAGTAGACTTTACTACTCCACATGGATTAGTTCCAGGAAACGCATTTATCGTAGTAATACAATCAGATGACGGAGCGAATAATCACATACTTGCATCAGGTCCATTCTTAGCAACGGCAATTCCGTCAGCAACAAGACTACAATATCAAGTAAGATCTCCTGGAGCAATTACAGATTCAGGATGGCAAGGTTTCGTTTATGCAAGACCAGATTCATTCTTCGTGCATAGACCATTTGATGGTGGTGTACAATTAGGAACAGGTGGTCCTTCACATGGTGCACAGGCAATACGTCAATCTAAAAAATACATTAGATACCAATCAGGTAAAGGTTGTATGTATACAACGGGTGCCTTGTTTGCTCCATCTTATGACTTATTAACAGTTTCAGCAAACGGATTAACACAAGGTTCTACAATCACAGTAACAACTGATGATGTTGACCACAACTTACAGGTTGGTGCTAGAGTAAGATTGATAGGTATTGCAACATCAGGTTATGATGGTACATACACTATTGCAAGTATTGTAAATGAAAGAACATTCACAGTATTGGCAACTATTGCACTTGGTGGAACAGTGGCAGAATTTACAGATCAACCACAGGTGTCATTATATCAATGGAATGGTGCAACGGTAAGATCAGGAATTTTTGATGATCAAAACGGTATCTATTGGGAATATGATGGACAACAAACAAACGCAGTACAAAGAACAGCAACAAGACAACTTGCAGGTGTTGTAACAGTTTCGCCAAACAGTAACACAGTGGCAGGAACTGGTACAAGATTTAGAGAACAAGTTAAAGCAGGTGACAGAGTTGTAATCAGAGGTATGACACACGTTGTATCTTCTGTTGCTTCTAATACATCTATGTTTGTTACTCCAGATTACAGAGGTGTAAACGTTTCGCAAGGTGTAAAAGTTTGTGCTGTTGTAGATAAGAAAGCAAAACAATCAGAATTTAACAGAGATAAATTAGACGGTGGCGGCAAGAGCGGTTACAACTGGGACGTATCTAAGATGCAGATGATCGGGATACAGTTTTCATGGTACGGGGCTGGATTTATTGACTGGATGGCAAGAGGTAACAAGGGTGACTTCGTGTTTGCTCACAGAATGAGAAACTCAAACATTAACACAGAAGCATTTATGAGAACAGGTAACCAACCAGTACGTTACGAAGTAACTAACGAAGGTCCAAATGGCAGATTAGAATTAGATATGACTTCTATTCAAACAAGTGTGCCATTAGTTGACGCTTCTTTCTTCCCTGATAATGGTGGTACAATATTAATTGACAACGAAATTATTACATATACAGGTAAAACTGGTGACACATTAACAGGTGCCACAAGAGCCGCGACACTAACAAACTTTGCGGCAGGTTCTACAAGAAACTACACAGCAGGATCGGCGGACACACACTTTAGAAACACAGGTGTTGTTCTAATATCTAATACAGCATCACCGATTATATCGCACTGGGGATCAGCATATCTAACAGATGGTAACTTCGACGAAGATAGAGGATATCTATTCAGTTACGCATCTACTGGATTAAGTCTGACAACTACGAAACAAACTGTATTCCTATTAAGACTAGCACCGTCAGTATCTAATGCATTGACAGGTGACCTAGGAGATAGAGATCTACTTAACAGAGCCCAGTTGCTACTAGACGGTGTTGAGATTACAACAGACGTTCCGGCGGCGGGCGTAAACGGACAGTTGGTTGTACAGGGTGTATTGAATCCACAAAACTATCCAATTGATCCAGCAGATATAGGTTGGGGAGACTTGAAAGGTCCAGCACAAGGTGGACAGCCAAGTTTCGCTCAGATTGCGGCAGGTGGTTCGGTTAACTGGAACGGTGGTGCATCACAAACTACTCAAACGGCAGACACTATTGCACAGATGACTGCGACAGCAAACCACTGGTTCAACTTAGGCGGTAACAGAAACTATGCTTACTTCCTTGAAGCACAATGGGAAGGCAAAGGTTTAAGAGTAGGTATGTCTGTAACATCAGGTCAGTTCCCATCAGGTACAGTTGTTACACAGATTATAGATTACAATTCATACTACTTTGTAAGATTCAGTAATAGACACACAGGTATAAGTTCAGGTCAAGCAGTTGACTTTGCACTAGGTGGTGATTTAACTGGTACAAACTTCTTATACATGGATCAAACAACATGGGAGGCTTCTAACGCAGTTAGCGGTACAGAAGTTGACACAGGTTACGCTAGTTTCCCACCAGGTACAACTGTGGCTTCAGTTGATCCATTAGATACATTTGGTGCATCTAACTTCTACAGAGTTACATTCACACAGACATCGACGGGTACGATTACAGCAGGAAGTTCAGTAACGTTTGTATTTGGTCAACCACCATATGCACAACCGGGTGAAACTATATTTTCATTTATTGCGGTGCCAGGTGAAAGAGCAACATTGAATCTCGGAGCGATCAAAGCCTTAACTAACACTACACTAGGTGGACGTGGTACGTTCCCTAATGGTCCAGACGTGTTAGCAATCAACGTATTTAGAACAGCAGGTACGGGTGCTGTGGCAGGAACAGTAACACTGCGTTGGTCAGAAGCACAGGCTTAATTATTTTTCTTCAGTAACGGTAGTTTTTTGATTATCGCCTTTAATTATGCGATAGTTGTCATTGGGATCATCAGCAGTACTAACTTCAGTAATACTTCCATTGTCAGTAAGACATTGTACTTGATGAGGTAGGAAAGGCGGATTACGCCATGTGTCGCCTTCATTTAATTCTTTAGTGTATAAGGTTGCATCTTTAGTATCAATCCAACTTAATAAAAATTTGCCATTGTTTATAAACCAAGATTCATCTTTTATAGCGTGATAGTGCATAGAAAATTTTGCACCTTTTCTATTGAAAACCATTATTTTTCCACAATATAAATCATTGGAAGCAAAAATTAATTCGTATCCCCAACCTTTGTCTATTTTTCCTTCTTTATTAATTGGCATTTAAAAATTCCTCCACTGTTTTAAATTTGTGTTCTATGTTTTTATTTAATTCTGTCAAATCTGCACTAGTGTAGGTTTGATATTGACCTTGTAATTTTGCAGGCATAGGTATGGTTTCTATCTCAGCATTGTATTTTTTGGCTACTAATTCGGCAACTTTCTGAAAAGATATTGGTGCACCTGTGCCAACATTAAAAATACCTGACACATCTGTATCCATCATCTTACTATGCACAGCACACACATCATCTACACACACAAAATCACGCAAATATTGATCACTGTTTTCGAACAATTTTATCTTGCCAGTCTTTGCCTGGTTTGCAAATTTAGTTACTGGTGATGCTTGATCGCCTTTGCTTTCTTCATTGCTACCGTACACATTAAAATATCTATAACCTTGTACAAGCACTTTAAATTCTCCCATTATTGAATTTACAAATCTATCAAATAGATATTTGCTCCAAGCATATGCATTGAGAGGATACACATCGCCATCTTCTTTGAAGTTACCTGTGTTGCCGTACACACTTGCCGAACTGGCATACTGAAAGTTAGTCCCCATTGTGTCACACATTTCTAAAAGTTTCATGCTGTATTCTAAATTTGTTTTTAAAATTTTATCTACATTTCTTTCAGTTGTGCTTGTAATTGCACCAAGATGTATTACCCAATCATACAAGGACGGGTCTGGAAAATGATTAGGATTTTCCCATCTAAATCCTATGACTTCGTGACCTTCTTTAGCCAGTTGCATTCCTAAATGACTGCCTATAAACCCTTTGTATCCTGTTAAACAAATTTTCATTACCAAACATTCTCCCATAATTTAATAATTTTATCTGCGCCTTCAGGTCTTATGCCTTTTGTAAGTTCGTCATGATGGTTTGGCATATAATTCATGTTGATATTAATTCTACTTCTTTTATCTGTACAAGTTGTTCCTGTGTGTTCCATATAACTTGGAAACACTACCATAGAATTTTCAACACTAGGAACTTTAGTCCCGTCTTTAAATTCAGTATAACCATTAGTTGAGTTTACATAATATATCGCTGTATAACTTAATACCACTCTTGTATCTGCATGAAATCCATGTTTAATAATTTTTTCAGTCCTTGGAATATTATTCGCTTTTACTCTAACAAATGTATTTGCTTTTAAAACGTTGAATATAGGATATAACAATTCCCAATTACTCCATTCTGTGGTAACATCTGAAACTCCGTGAAAATTATGAACAAATTGTAATTGATCTTTTTCTTCGGTCATTTTTTGTGAATCTTCTACAACGTGTTCCGTGTAATACCAAGGAAAATGATCACTTAACATTTTATCTTGTATCCTTTGTAATTCTTCTTTAGTAATTACGTTTGTACAAATTAATTTACCGTTTTCAATTCTTGTTTCCATTAACCTTATCCACTATGTTTGTTGTTGAAAATCCTTCTACTGTTGGAAAAATTTTTACTTCTGCTAATTCATTTCCAACCACTGTTTCAAATGTATAATCGCCACCTTTAACAATTATGTTTGGTTTATACTTCCTTAATGCTTCTATTGGGGTGTCTTCATCAAACACAACTACTTCGTCTACCCAAGGTAATTGTAACAACTGTTCTAATCTAGTTTTACTATCATTGTATGGTCTTCCTTCTCCTTTTAATCTTTTTACACTAGAATCAGAATTTATTCCAACAATTAATTTATCTCCTTGTTGTTTAGCAAACTTTAAAAGTTCAAAATGTCCTTTATGCAATATATCAAAAACTCCATTTGTCCAAACTACTGTATCTTCGATGTCCGATTTTTTAACTATCGAAACTCCTCTTCTTTGCACAATTTTCTCTGCACCTTTTACTGCTAATTCACAACACTCATTCATTGTTTTATCGTTTGCATAATGCGATATTATTGCAAGAGTTGAATCTCCTGCTCCACTAACATCTGCAACTTCTACAGTATTACTTCTAATATGATTATATGATTCTTTGGATACAATGTGTATTCCATTTGCACCATCAGTTACAATTAACCATGTCCATTCATTTGAAGCACATCTATATTTTGCGTCTTCTATGTTGAATTTTCCAAACCATGCTTCATATTCTTTCATATTAGGCTTTACCAAATAAGCACCAAAATATCTACTATATCCTTGTTTAGGATCAACATAAACATTTTTACATTTTTCTAAAATACGCATAACAGTATCTTTTTTAATGACACCTTTGTTGTAATCACTTACTATGACAGTGTCATTTTCTTGTAAGTCTTTTAGCAGTAATTCTAATGGAGTATCTAGTGCATAATGCTCTTCTTTATCTACACGTATGAGGTGTTGTCCGTTCTGTCCAATGATTCTTGTTTTGGTAGTAGTCATTTCACCATCTTGGCACAGATGCGACTTTACTCCATTTTGCAGTAAAATTTCTTGGATTTTGTGTCCGGGGATGTCGTTGCCCACGGACCCGTAAAGCCACGTGTCTGTGCCCAAGTTTGATAGGTTTAACGCTAGGTTTCCAGCGCCTCCAACGTTGAAGTCTTTGTTTGTTTCCTTGACTACAAGCACCGGTGCTTCTGGACTGACTTTTTGGCAGTCACCCTGCGTCCACATATCTAGCATTACGTCACCGATGATTTTAATCATTACATTAATTTTAACATTTTGAACACTGTGTCCAATTTTACTTGATTCATTTTGTTTTGAAGAGTCTTACGTAAACCTTGGTGTAATGGCTTAGGCCAATTACCAAAACTCACCCACGCATATCCATCGTGTTCAGTGTTCAATTTTGGAATAAATTCTTTTTCAACGACACACAAGAAAGTGTGATATAAAAAATTTTCGTCGTTGCTTATAAAAGTTTCCATAGGTATTTTCTTTTTAATTTCTACTTCACCTATTTCTTCTTTTATTTCACGGTTTAAACCTTCCCACAAATTTTCGTTAATAGTTGTACCACCAACTAAACCCCATACGTGATTTTGTTTACTTTGTACTCTGTGAAGTAATAAAAACCTTTGGGTATCCAAAGTATAGAAGAGTGCACCGCACCCGATAATTTTACTGCTCATGTAAATAATTATGTGATTAGGATATCTTCCAGGTTCCTTTACGATATTCGCCTTCGAAACTTAATATCCATTCCGTACCATTCCATTTATATTGGATACCAGTTTTTAAATTGGTAATAAATGTAGGTGTAAATGTGCTATCACCTGGATCTTTATTTGCACTTGCGTCAAAAATTATTTCCCAATTAGTACCATTCCATTCAACAATGTCGTTGGCACTGGCAACTAAATCTATATTGCTGTCACCTTTCCATGCATCTGCACCATCAACGTTTTGTGAACTTCCAATATCTTTTAGCAATAACAACCGTTTTCCGTTTTGTTTCATTGCACTAGGATTAAATGTTGTGGGATCAACAATTAGATCAACACTGCCTCTAGTATCTTGAGGTCCTACTATAATTGTGTCTGTAGGTATGGTGTCCATGTCCCATGTAACCAATAATTGCATAGGATTAGATTCATTCAACGCCACAGTGCCTACAACTGGAACATCGATCCCCTCTCTATTCAACTGCACTTTACTTAAACCTGCTTTGAAATTTGGAAGAACATCAAGGTATCCATTCCAAGCAAGTCCACCAATAACACCTTTGTCAATAATAGATACTGTCTGTCCAAGCACGTAAATATCGAACTGCGTTCCTGTCGTTCCTTGTACACTTGAAGTGTCTTTTCTAGATGCAACACTTGTATCGACACTTCCATCTGCGTTGGTTCTAATAGATGCTTTGATACTTTTTTCGTAATCATCTTGGTACGCCATCAACTCTGGCATAGATTGACTTAAATCTATGTTACCTGTCTTTTCATTGAATATACTCGTAATAATGTGTGTAATAACTCCTAATTTTTTTACTTTAGTTGGTGGACTAATAAAAATAGGCATACTGAAAGTTAAAGATGCTACATCAACTTCTGTTTCTGTTCCTAGAGGAATAGTTCTACTTGAAAAAGAAATATTGTTAAGTTCTACAACACTTAAACTTGTCCAATCGATGTAGTTGTCCGTTGTTTGTATTTCTAAACTTGGATTGAATAACATACATATCTGTTCTAATATTTGTAATTTTTGTTCTGTATTACTTGTCCATATGTCACAAGCCACTGTCAATGTATATGGAGTAGGCATTAACCTCTCAACTGTAACATTTTTTCCCTGAATGTTTAGGTATTCTTTTTTATTTTCGTCATATGCCCGTTCTCTTACATGAACCTTACTAACAAAACTTGCGTCTGACAGTCTTGTTCTATCCATTTCTAAATTAGTCACATATATTCCCATTCGAGGAACACTAGGCAATTTATTTTCTGAATTATCTCTTATTATATGCGACACTTGTCTTGTCATGTCACCATACATAACAGGTATTGTACGCAATGCACCATCTCCATCCTTATAGGAGAAATTGCTCATCAGTCTTATGACCTGAGTAATATATCTTCTAATTTGTCCATCGTAAAAATGTTGCATTATTTTTTACCTTTTTTGTTTGCATTTATGTATCTTCTAAACACGGCGGCTTCTTTACTTTTTCCAGCCGCCTTTGCTCTTTGTTCCATGCTTACTGCCGCTTGTATTTTATGAGCATGGCTTCTACCAGAATTACGTATTCTTGATACACTTGCTCTTGCAGTTGATACATTTTTATAACCTAATTTTTTAATAGTGTCTTTAGGATTGTCGTCAGTGTACAAGTCTCCTTTTTTCTTTTTTTCGTTAATTTTGTTGCCAACAGGTTCATAATATGTTCTTACTTTACCCATAAAATCTTTAGTGACTTTTTTAAGTCCTACTGCTTTTTCTGTACCTGGTATAGGTATACCCCAAAGTTCACGTAATTTCATTATCCATCCGCCTTAGGTTTCAATGCTTTTGATAAACTTTGTCTTTCAGTCACTGTTTCACCTGCTATGGTTGAAGATTTAGTGTTGTTTATGAAAGTTCCTTTTAAGTGACTTCTTGTGTCTGTATTTGTCAAAGTCATACGCACATTATCTTCCATTTTCACCCAACGTCCGCCATCATATCTAAACAATCTATTAGGTAAAAAATCTGTCCGTAAAAAATAATCGCCTTTGTCTGATGCACTAGGAAAACTTATTCCGAATCCAAACACTTCTCCGTTAGGTGCTAAACCGTCACCTAAAAGATAGCCATCGTATCCTGATTTATCAGGTGTTTGATTAATCCTATCTGCTAAAGTGTTGTGTGTGGTTGTATCTAATGTAGACGTATCTGTGGTTACAAGTTCTGGTTTTCCTTTATCATCAACCTGTAAAGTATATAAATTTTTTGTTTCATAACCTGATTTTTTTGTATCGTCTTCTGCTTGGGCAACAACGGCATTATTGATTTGCATTTCTTTTTCAAATGTAGAAAGTACATCTCGTAATGTTTTTCCGTCTCCTGCGCCGGCGTCTCTTTGTAAAATTTCTTTAAATTCTTGACTGTCGTATATCTGTTTTAATTTAATTCTGTATAAGTGTGGGTACCAAGTTTGTGAAAATCCTTCTGCCGCCCTATTAATATCTTCAACTACATAGAATCTTTTTAGAGCAACATTGAAATCGTTTAGTGCATACTCATCTTTCAAGTGTGGCAGTTCAAATACATCACCTGGCATAACTTTCCTACCCAATGTTTTCACACTAGTTGTTATAGGCATTGTCATAAAAAGTGTGTCATTTTGTAAAAACAATCCAAATTGACTCATGTCAAAGTCAATATCTTGCACATTGTAAATGCCTCTTAATGTGTAAATTGATGAGTCATATTTTCTGTCACGATTTTCTAAAAACAACATATCTTGGATGTTTGTTTCTTTCACAGCATCGTATCTAGGTTCTGCAGATGTGGCATCTGCTTCTGCTGGATTTTTAGGGCCTAGATATTTGTGTACAAATACGTCAGTACCGCCCACAGTGAACATCTCTACTACGGTCTTATCTAAAAACGTGTAATCATGACCTTTTTCCGGCTTATATAGACTTAATCTTGGCATAGACATATATTTATCGGATGGTAGTGAGTGATAAATATATGTAAGGAACGTATAAAATGGCAATTTTAACCACAGATAAACAAGAGATATTCGACTACGTATTCAATTCACTGGGCGGTGGAATGGTTGATGTAGAACTGGATCCGTCCCACTATGAGACTGCTATTAAAGACGCATTGGACAGATTTAGACAAAGATCGGACAATTCAGTAGAAGAAAGTTACATTTTTTTACCACTTGTAAAAGACCAAAACGATTACACACTTGCAGATGAAATCATCGAAGTGCGTCAAATTTTTAGAAGAAGTATTGGTTCAAGATCAGGTGGTGGAGACGGTGGTACATTGTTTGAACCTTTCAATTTAGCATACACAAACACTTATCTTCTTGCAAGTTCTAACATGGGTGGAGTTGCAACTTACAATCTATTCTCACAATTCCAAGAATTAGTGGGAAGGATGTTTGGTTCATTTATTGAATTCAAATGGAACACAACAACTAAAAAATTAACCATATTACAAAGACCAAGACAGGGTGAAGAAGTGTTAATGATGGTTTATATGCATAGACCAGATTCAGAATTGTTCAAAGATTATTTGGCAAAAAAATGGATCAAAGACTACACTTTGGCAAAATGCAAGTATATGCTTGGTGAAGCAAGAAGCAAATTCAACACAATAGCAGGTCCACAAGGTGGCACATCTTTAAATGGTGATGCATTGAAACAAGAAGCCATAGCAGAAATGGATAGGCTAGAGCAAGAAGTAAAAACGCAGACTGCTGGTGGACAAGGTTACAGTTTCCTAATCGGCTAATTCCTATTGACATTACCATAATTTTGTTGTATTATCGTAAGATATGCAACATGAAATGATTCCATTATTCTCCGTGCCTTTGATTAAAATGAACATTGGTGAAATGGATCAAGTGTCACGTGCATGGATACGTGGCTTGGATTATCCATCTCAAAGGACAGGTACAGATCACTCAGATGACGATTTGCCTATGATGAATAGAGGTATGAAAATATTGGAAAAGCCACAAATGAAAGATCTCAGATACAAAATACAAAATGCTTTGAATTATTTTGTGGATGATGTTTTAGGCATAGTTCAAAATTTTCAAATTACAACAAGTTGGGTCAATAAAACATCCAAGTCTGAATACATAGACAAACATTCACACCCTAATAGCATTATCAGTGGAGTATATTACGTGGACACAACAAGAAAATGTGCTCCTATAATTTTTAGTAAACCACATATGTATCCTAATATCACATTTCAAAACATACAACTTGCTTACAGCGGTGAAAACAAAAATCAATACAACACCGATTACTATGGAGTAAATCCTATACCCGGCGATTTGTTAATGTTTCCTTCTTGGTTGGAACATGAAGTATTGGAACAAGGTGCAGAACACGAAAGAATCAGTCTAGCATTCAATTCATATCCTAAAGGAGATATAGGAGAAGGAACTAAACAACTTAGAATATTATGATAGTAGGAATATGTGGTTTAATTGGATCTGGCAAAGACACAATAGCAGATCATCTGGTAAAAGATCATAAATTTGTAAAAATATCATTTGCAGATAAACTTAAAGATACAGTTGCAACACTATTTGAGTGGGATAGAGACCTATTAGATGGCAAGACTGAACAGAGTAGATTGTGGCGTGAACAAGAGGATTATTTCTGGAGCAAGGAACTTAAAAAGAAAGTAACTCCTAGATATGTATTACAAGTGTTTGGAACAGAGTGTATGCGTGACGGATTCTATGATGGCATATGGGTCAGTATGCTGAAGAAGAAAGTAACTGAAAATCCTGATATTAATTGGGTAATTCCAGATGTGCGTTTTGAAAATGAGGTCAAAGTAATAAAAGAAATAGGTGGAGAAGTTTGGTGGGTAAAACGTGGACAGTTGCCTATGTGGTTCAGAATGTATCAAGACATTGGACAAAAGCCAAAGGATGTTCATGCGTCAGAGTGGCAATGGGCAAATGCTAAATTTGACAAAATATTTGAAAATGATACAACTATCAATGCCCTTAAAAGTCAGGTACAAGATCACCTTGTCGCCAACGGATTCCTTCAAGGTGCAGTGTTGTTTGGCAGTTAGCACACACCGTTTTTAAATTATTAAACTTACAATTATTGAGATTAGCGTCTATATGGAACACTCTAAAACGTTCCTTATACTCGCTTTTGTGCCCACATTTATCACATTGTTGCTTAGGTCTATATCCTGCAACATACCATTTAGGCATATAACCACTTGGTCCTCCATACCGCAAACACATTTCGCATAGGCGCCTATAATAAGTTTTATTACCCTTTTTATAGTTTACTGCCGCAGGTCTTTCGTTACATTTATTACATAAAGGTCTCATATACACGTATTTACCTGCCCTTTGCCACCCCTTTTTAATACCTATTAATTTGGTGCATTTTGACATTATTACATAAATACAAACAATATAAAGTTTTTATTTAAAACTAGGAGATTTAACACATGGCAATAGTTTCACCAGGAGTCAACGTTAGCGTAATTGACGAAAGTTTTTACACACCAGCCGAACCAGGCACGGTGCCAATGATCTTTGTTGCGACAGCACAAGATAAAACATCAAGTACAGGAACAGGAACAGCAGAAGGAACAACAGCGGCAAATGCCGGCAGAGTTTACTTGCTTTCTTCACAAAGAGAATTAGCAGAAACATTTGGCGATCCAGTATTCAAAACAAATGCAAGTAACAATCCAATTCATGGTGGTGAAACTAATGAGTATGGATTACAAGCGGCATACTCTTTCTTAGGTGTTGCCAACAGAGCATACGTTGTAAGAGCAGATGTTGACTTAGGTCAATTAGAAGCAAGTGCAAATGCACCAGCGGCAAATCCAGCAACAGGCACATACTGGTTTGACACAGCAAACACAAGATTTGGTATATTTGAGTGGAATGGTTCAGCGGCAACTGTAACAGGTGGTCAATCATTCACAAATCAAATTCCAACAGTAATTACATCAACTACACAATTATCATCAGGACTAGGAAGTGCACCAAAAACTTCAGTTGGTTCAATTGGTGACTATGCGATTACGGCTACAGACACAAACAACGATATGTGGTACAAACAGTACGACGGAAGTTGGGTAGCAGTAGGTACAGCAAACTGGGTAGCAAGTAAACCAACAATAGCAGGTGGTACTCCAGGTTCATTTTTAGGAGGTCAAAACTTCGCAATTACAATTAACGGTGTAACTACTACAATCACAGCAAGTGGTACAACAATTACAGATATAGCAAGTGATATCAGCGGTGCTGGTGTTTCAGGTTTATCTGCAAGAGTTAATGGTGGTAAATTAGATATTCATTACAACGGTTCAAATGATGACAAAGTACAAATAGCAGATGGTACAATGACTATCGCAACTGCTTTAGGAATAACAGCAGGAATATATTACGTACCAGCATTATCAATTGCTCCACACACTTCAGTACCAGCGTTCAAATCAAGTGATCCAAATCCAAGACCAACAGGTTCACTTTGGATTAAAACAACTGATCCGAATTTAGGTGCTAAATGGAGTGTAAAAAAATTCAATGGAACAACTAAATTATTTGAAGATGTTTCTGCTCCATTATACGCGAGTAACGAAAGTGCATTATTCAACCTAGACAAAACAGGCGGTGGATTAAACATTGCAGTAGGTGGTTTATATGTAAACTCAGGAAATGGTACAACAGAAACAGACTTTGTGATTCACAGAAGAGAAAACACAGGAAGCACAACAGTCACATCTTCAGCAGTTGCAACTGGTCAAGGCGCTGGTAGTAAATCATTTACGATTGCAGAATCAATTGTAGGACAAGAAGCACTAAACAGTGGAATAACTGTAACTGTTACAACAAACAATAACGCCGCAGACGCAGATGTTATTGCAGGTGGTATCAACGGCGCAGGATTCACAAACATTGTAGCAAGTGTTGATTCACAAAACAGAGTTGTAATTTCACACAACGACGGTGGTGAATTTAAAATTACTGATACAAACGGTTTAATTGAAGCAATTGGTTTAACAAACACATCAACTAACATGGGATTTGAGCCAGGAACAACTGCGGCAACTAATCCAAAACAATTCAGAGCAAGTAACTGGAAAGTGTTAACTTATACTGCAAGTGCAACAGCAGTGACTTCTTTAACTACAAACGGACAACTATGGTACAGTTCAGTTGTTGATGAAGTTGACATCATGGTACACAACGGTACAACATTCAAAGGTTACAAACAAGTTTACGCAAACACAGACCCAGCAGGTCCACAAGTTTCAGCATCTGCTCCAACTACACAATCAGATGGAACAGCACTTGTTGAAAACGATCTATGGATAAGCACAGCAAATTTAGAAGAATATGCTGACATCTACAGATGGAATGCAAACAGTCTAAAATGGGAAGAAGTAGACAGTTCAGATCAAACAACAGAAAACGGAATAGTTTTTGCTGATGCAAGATTTGGAACTTCAGGTGGTACTGCAACAGCGGAACCAACAGGAACTATTGCTGAACTATTAGACAGCGACTTCTTAGATCCAGATGCTCCAGATCCAGCATTATATCCAAAAGGTATTTTACTATGGAACTTAAGACGTTCAGGATTTAACGTTAAGAAATTTGTAAGAAACAGTATAGACACAACAGCAACTAACCCAAGACAGGGCGGTGCTAGTATGTCTACTTACTACCCACACAGATGGGTAACTGAGTCTGCTAACCAGGCAAACGGTGCAGGTTCTTTCGGAAGAAAAGCACAAAGAAAAGTTATCGTACAAGGCTTACAAGCATTAGTAAACAGCAACCAAGACATCAGAGACGATGAATCAAGATTATTCAACGTAATGGCAACTCCAGGTTATCCTGAGTTGATCGGTGAAATGGTTTCTTTAAACAGCGATAGAGGTTTATCAGCATTTATACTTGGTGACTCACCATTTAGATTAACACCTGATTCAACTTCTTTAAACAACTGGGCAACAAATGTTAACAAAGCAGTTGAAGATAATGACCAAGGATTGGTTACATCTAATTCATTCTTAGGTGTATTTTATCCATCAGGATTTACTTCAGATAACTTTGGAAACAACATTGTTGTACCAGCATCACACATGATGTTAAGAACTATTGCATTAAGCGATCAAGTTTCTTTCCCATGGTTTGCACCAGCAGGTACAAGAAGAGGTGGTATTACAAATGCAAGTTCAACTGGTTACATTAACTCAGAAGGCGAGTTTGTTTCAACAGCATTGAACGAAGGTCAAAGAGACACATTGTATACAAATAAAGTTAACCCAATTACATTTATAACAGGTGCAGGTTTAGTAAACTTCGGACAAAAAACTAGATTTGCTGGCACAAGTTCTTTAGACAGAATAAATGTTGCAAGATTAGTAATTTTCTTAAGAAGTCAATTAAACAAACTTGCAAGACCATTTGTGTTTGAGCCAAATGATAAAATCACAAGAGATGAAATCAAGGCACAGGCAGAAAGTTTATTATTAGAACTTGTAGGTAACAGAGCAATTTTTGACTTCCTAGTAGTTTGTGATGAATCAAACAACACACCTACAAGAATAGACAGAAATGAGTTGTACTTAGACATTGCTATTGAACCAGTCAAAGCAGTTGAGTTCATCTACATACCATTAAGATTGAAAAATACTGGCGAAATAGCAGGATTATAATAAGATAAATATTATAGGAGAAACAAATGAGTATATCTACACTATCAAAACTTACAGTTCCATTGAATAGTAGCCAAAGTGCTTCTAATCAAGGTCTGTTAATGCCTAAATTACAATATCGTTTTAGAGTAAGTTTAGAAAACTTTGGTGTATCAACACCAACAACTGAGTTAACAAAACAAGTAGTAGATATAACAAGACCTAATTTATCATTTGAACAAGTAACAGTTGATGTTTACAACTCAAAAGTTTACCTTGCTGGTAAGCACACATGGGAAGCAGTAACATTAACTTTAAGAGAAGACGTATCAAACAACGTACAGAAATTAGTTGGTGAACAACTTCAGAAACAATTTGATTTCTTTGAACAAAGTGCGGCGGCTTCAGGTTCAGACTACAAATTTGTTACTAGAATTGAAATTACAGATGGTGCTAACGGTGCCAATGCTGTAAACGTTTTAGAAACATTTGAATTGTATGGTTGCTACATAGATTCAGCAAACTACAATCAGTTAGCATACGGTACTAGCGATCCAGTAACTGTAACGCTATCATTAAGATATGACAACGCAATCCAAACTCCACAAGGTACAGGAGTAGGAACAGCAGTAGGTAGAACTACAAACACTCTAATTACAGGCGGCGGTGCATAATTTTCATAAGCATTTATAAATTTAGAAAGGGGGCTACGGCCCCTTTTTTATTCTGTGACCCCCCATTTTTACATAACATAAATACTGTATATGGCAAATTTATTAAAAGGTTTTTTAGACAACGTGCTCAAAGGCACATTAAATCCAAAAGGCAATCTGGCTGATTTTGCCCATGCATCGAGACTTTATGTAGATGATAGTTTTAGATTAGCACCCAAACAAAAATTTTTATATCACGTTGTATTCAACATTAACAGGAATAGTGTTCAATCAGATCCACCTGTAGATAACCATTTAACTGAATTGAATATGCTTGTTAAAAATGTGGACCTACCTAAATACACAGTAGACATAGCGACTGTTCAGCAATATAACAAAAAAAGAAAATTACAAACAAGAATTGCATATGACCCTGTGACCATAGTATTCCATGACGACAATTATGGTGTAACAACGGCTTTGTGGGAACAATATTACAGATATTATTTCCAAGATGGAAGATATGGAAAACCAAACGCAGTGGGTGATCCAGAAACAACTTATCCTGAGTACAAGAGAGACGCAATATTTCAAAGCAATTATGA